CCTGAACTACCCCGTGAATATCCCCAGCATCATTCTCCCCAGCAAGGGCTGTACGGCGAGCATTACAAAAGTTTTGCTCCTTGAGGTAGTTGACAATCAAGGTTTCAAAAGAAGTACCTTTGGCTTTGTGCTTGTTACCCATTACGCCGTGTACCTATGTTGGCGAAGTTCCTTACCCGACATACCAATACGGCGTGACAGTTCACGGGAAACTACCTGAGCACCACGCTCGCAACGATCAAACACTGTCTCTACAAGTTTGCGGTAGGCACGTTTCTGGGTGTAGATCTCAGACTGGTCTTGGATCTTAGGGTCAATGTCTCGCTTGGCTTTAGCCACAGTAACCAAGTCACCCTTGGTCTTGTTACCCCACTGCTCAATCAAGATTGACGACTGTAGGTATTCAAGGATGTTGCGCTCACGCTCCTCTGAAATCTCAGCCTGAACTAGTTGAGCCTTGGCGTAAATCAACCAGGCCATGAAGTCCGTGTACAACTCCATCAAATCGGAGTCACCAATATCGCTGATGTTACGAGGAAGTTCTGGGAGTGTTCCTCTTGGCTTTTCTGGTAACGGAAAGTTTTTCTGAAACAGTTCCATCTCTGGATTCATCTTCTAGTCTCCAACATGTGTTCTTATATGGACAAAACTTACAACCATTGCATGTGGGTTCTTCTGCCCACATTGGGCGCATCGGTGGAATATCTCCTTCTAATGCTGTCATAAGACGTTTACAGTTGTCAAGCATTGGTTGAACCAATTCAGGGGTAAACCCAACTACAAACTCTTTTACTTCTTGCGTAGGTTTCCACTCATACAAGAAAGTCATCTCATGTATACCAGTGCAATACATATATAGCAACCCTTGGCGAATGTGACTTGCAAAAGGTTGGCGAATCTTTTTCCATAGACCATCAAGTGTCAATTCACCCTTTTGGTATGCATTGTGGAGATCTGGGGCTTCAAAACGAACTGAACCAAGGCCAACAGATTTAATCTCAATTAAAGTACGACCTTTTTTATCATTGACAATACCGTCAGCATGACCAAGAATGTGGTGCTCTTCATTTCTAATTGGTACTTCACGATAGATAGGTTTAGGAGTGCCACATGACGGACATTTCTCTGGGCTTACTGCTTCCCACTTGTGATTACAGATGTCGCTCTTGCATTGCCATAAACCTTCAAGAACACCTGCGTTGTTTAGCCAGTCCTGCCACTTGGCATGAATGTAGTGTCCTTCAGCAAACACATTCAATCGCTGAAATGAAAAGTTGTCTGGGTCTTTAGGATGTTTCTTAATCGTGTACCAGTTAGAACGTGGACACCAGTCACGCTTTGCCAAATCACTTGGGTGAATGTGGTCTGTATCCCGTGTGGACTCTCGGACATTACGATCTTTTAAAATCTGCATTGCCACGGTTGGGAGTACCCGACCGTTCATAGTCAACAATTTCTTGTAATCATGCATCTCACTCATCAATCATCTCCAAGAAATCGTCTTCGGGAATAACAACATAGCGTCTTCCACCAATATCAAACTGAAGTACTGGAAGCCTGTTCTCAATGATTGCTCGTTCACGCAATTCAACAAGATCAAGTGCTTTGATAGTTATTTGTGTTAACCCTGTCGTGAGTTTGTTTTCGATGAGGAAGTTTTCCGCACGAACATCATTCTTGCGAAGCCAACCAGCACCAGAGCGAGCATTACGACTTCCCTTATACGAATTAGCGGTTCGCTTCTCTTGTTTAGCAGACGCTTTATTAATCTTTCGTTTGTCATCGGCTGGATCTTTTCCTATGATTCTCACCGTGCAACACCGTAGTGTGCTTCAACTTTGGCAATCAAATCTTTCTGCATGTCAAGGTCTTCACGGAATGCGTCAAGCATCTTGTCTTTCCCTTGCCAGCGACCTTCGCCAAATGAGTAGTACGCACCAGCACGAGTAATAATGTCTACTGCAATACCGATGTTCAACATGTCCTTGAGTGTATCGTAATCACCCTTTTCAAATCCTTGTGTTTGGGCAAAATAGAAATCAATGACCGCACTTTGGTTAGGGCGATATGTCTTGTTCTTGAGTGTACGAGCCTTGATAGTTTGCCCTACTACTTCATCTTTTTCTTTTAACCACTCGTCACGCTTTACCTCAACACGGCAGAAGTATGCAAAGTTCTTTGCAAGCCCACCTGGAGTAGTGCGTGGGTCACCCCACATAACACCAATCTTTTGTCTCCACTGATTAATCATCAATCCAGTGCAGTTGCGTTCCTCAGTAATAAGTGAACGCTTCTGTGCTTCTGAAGACTTGCGAAAAAACTTAGAAGTAAGACGAGCACCAAGACCTACGGTGAACTCTTCCATCATCTTCTCGGACTCATCATCTGGAACAAGAGCAGGAAGAGAGTCAATAACGATCATGTCAACGGCACGATTAGCCATGACGTTGATTACTAAGTTGTACGCCTGCTCCATGATGTTTGTTTCAACAATCCACAAGCGGTCTAAGTCAACACCAATCGACTCTGCATAGTCTGGTACGAACTCTTCGGCAGCAATCCACAGACAAATAAAGTCTGGGTTAGTTGCTTGGTTAGTTGCAATGGTTTTAAACGCAAGTGCAGTCTTACCAGAAGACTCTTCACCAATGATTTCACTCCATTGGTTTACAGGCCAGCCACCACCAAGCATCAAGTCATATGACAAAATGCCCGTGGAAATACGCTCTAATTTGCCACGGGTTTCACTACCCTTAACAATTGTTCCTGCACCGTATTGTTTGTTAACCGAATTAATGATTGAAGACAGACTGTCCCAATTGTTTTCCACTTGTTCTCCTATACCCAGTTGCCTTGTTCACCTTGATCATACAGGGAATTCCACCCACATTGAAAGCATCTTGGAGCAGGAACTTTCCCACCTGCTGATGCGTTTGATCTACTAAATACGTTGTTACTTCCGCATCGTGGACAAGTTTGATTACCGTCTACACGATGGGCTTCTCCACCCTTCCATGAGCGAATAGCACTACCCATATCTGTTTGACCGTTGGGGTCAACATTTTGGGCAACAGTTGTTTGATGCTGTAATGGTGATTGCATCACACGCTGTTGTGCTTGCTGTTGCAACGCAGGGAGGATTACACGCTCAGACGGTAATGCCCTGCGCTCTTCTTGGGGTGCATTGTTTAACTTTCTATCCCACCAACTACTCATTGTATTTCCTTAGTCTACAGGTAAGGTCAAAATAACCATTTCATTTTCTACAAGTTTTTGAATTAATGCCATTCCAAAAGATATAAGAACTGCTTTAGAGCCTTCTAAAGCCTCTGGAGTTGGCATATCTGTCATATCCATATTAGAGGAAATGACTTCGGTAAACCAGTCTACCGACTCAGATATTTCATCAAATATACCAAACTCATGAAGAAGTTCCCATTGATCATCAATAAGCCTACGTTCCATTTCCTGGACTTCTTCAGAAGGTGGGGTCATCCCCATGTTCCTAGCAAAGTCTTGACCAGACGGGGTTGAAAGCATCAAACAGAAATTTCTTTTATCTGCAAGGTAACTCATTTGCCTTTTGCCTCCGACCAGTTAGTTGCTGCATGACAGGACACTTTAAGTGTGACCCCCATAATACTCCTATCGTGACCCATAGCATCCACCAAGGTAGACATTGCAGAGTTTTCATCTTCTTCTGGAGCAATTGCCACAAGTTCGTCATGGACTTGAACCAGCATTCGAGCATTGCTACCTACAAAAGCATTGTTTACATCAATCATGGCCTGCTTACAGATGTCTGCGGCACTACCCTGAATGATGGCGTTAATTGCTTGTCGCTGTGCTCGTGACTGTGTAAACGAATCCTTGGATAGCAACTCTGGAAGTCTGCGCCTACGACCACTGATTGTGGATACATACCCACTACGCACAGCCTTAGTGATAGCAATCTGTTTCCACCTAGTAAGCCCAGCAAAACTCTTGTAGTAGTTATCAAGAATTGTCATGGCGTGTTCTTCCTCAATGCCTGTTTGCAGGGCAAGTTTCTTATGACCACCACCGTATGCGGTGAGGAAGTTAACGCCCTTACCAATCTGGCGTTCATCTGATGTAACTTCTTCTATAGACTTTTTAAACACAGCAGCCGCAGTTGCAGCATGAATGTCCTCGTTGTTTTTAAAGATTCGAAGCAACTGTGGGTCTTGACTAAACATAGCCATGACTCGTAGTTCAATTTGGTCGTAGTCAGCCACCAACATGGTGTACCCATCTGGGGGAACAAACAAACTACGGATAGTTGAGTCTCGTGGGATGTTCTGCAAGTTTGGGTTAGATGAAGATAAGCGACCTGTAGCGGCTCGGTGCAAGTTAAAAGATGGGTGCAACTTACCGTTGTTTAGTTTAGGAATAAGACCATCAACATAGGTTGACTTCATCTTCTGCAATTCTGCGTACTTTAACAACAACGGGATAAGTGGATGTTTATCTTTTAACTTCTCCAAAGCATCGTTATCAACAGAGGGAGCACCTTTGTTTGTTTTCTTAGTTGGCTTAAGACCTAAGCCACCTTGACGCTTACCTGTAAACAAGTACGTTTGCTTATCCTTGTTTGAGTCTGGGTTGAACCCAGCGTAGGAGTTATCCGAAATCTCGAGTAGGCATTCACCTACCTTGCCATCAAGTTCTTTTCGTAACCGCTTGAGGGAATGCGTGTTAACGGTAATCCCCTCGTCCTCCATCAACATGAGAACACGCAAAACTTCCATGTCCTGCTTAATAGCAGGCTGAATGTCCTCACTGAGGTTTAACTTAGACATCAACTTCTGATACAAAACCCATGTCCAGCGAGCATCTAAGTGAACGTACTTAGCGGCTGAACTAAATGGAACGGTGTTGATTACCGCACCAAGTTTTCCTTCTTTGGCGTACGCATCATGCCCACCAAAGTTTTGAGCAATTAAGTTAGTCAACGAAAATGACTGAGAGTTTTCGTCTTCCAAATGCTGAAGAATCATTGTGTCCATATATGGACCTGGTGGTAACTCTCCGTAGTACTTGCGGATAGAACGAGCATCAAACTTTACGTTGTGTCCTACCTTTACAAGGTCACTAAAGAAGATCGGGCGCAAAGCCTCAAACACTTCAAGCCTTGATAACTGTTGTGGGGGTTCTGAGTAAACCCCAGGAATTACATACTTGGCTTTAGCCAGTGACTCTTTACCACTTGATGTCACCTTGCGATACCCAGATGGTGGAACAGTTGTACCGTCACCACGTTCTTCAGGAACAACTATTTCGCCAAGCAAGTGACCCATAGGTATAGCCCATGAACGACCGTATGTAGCAATACCAATCCAGAACACCTCATTGCGTAGAGGATCTAGTGCAAGTTCTTTGAGATACCGTTGGCGGATTGCTTCGGTTGATGAGGCAACAATTGAATCCGCAGGGTTCTTGAGCGTTGCTATGTGACCTTCACACTCTTCTTTAAACAGAGCATCAATATCAGCATGGCGCTCAATCACCCCACGGGACTCAATGTCAAAGGCGAACTCCCCTGCCTTTGTTACTACCTCAACAAGTTCATGCAACTCTTCAACGGTGTGTACCGTCTGTTGCATGAATGTTATTGAGCGTCAAGAAGGTCTGTAGCGACTTCCAACAACTCAGCACGAGTTGGGATCTTGATGATGCTTGGGTCGTAAGCATTGTTGTTCAACACCTTCATGGTGTCTTCATCGAATGCTGTCAGATTCCATTCCTCAAGGTCACGCTCACGAACCATCTGCAAGATGGTCTGTGTCTGTGCTCCCTTACCAGTCTTGGATACTGCCCAGTAATTCTTGGACAGAGGTCCTTGGCGTGGGTCAAGGTGGAAGTTCTTCAGTTGGTCAATCAAACGAACACCAACTTCAAACGACTTGACTAGTGGCTCTTCATCATTGCTAAGTACAGCAATGTTGAATGCAAACTTTGTGCTTGGTCGATTTCCTGCGTTGCACAATGGGCAACCATTTGGGTCATCATGCAAGCAAACAAAAGACTTCTGGCCTTGGCGACCATCGATCCAGTGTGTGCGGAATGATGCGTATGGCTCATCCTCAAGAAACTTAATGACTTGTGTGTCTTCCGTTACCTTGAAGCGCTGTGCATATGGTGATGCTGCTTCTTGAACACGGTCTGCTGCACCCCAACCACGCTTAATGGTTTTTGATGTTGGTGCGTCTACCGCTTCTGTTTGCTTTGCTTTGATCGGTGATGCAATCTCTTGCTCATCGTCTTCAATTTCATCGTATCTATTTGACATGATTTTTACCTGTGCTTTCGTTCGTGATTACTTTGTCCAATTATCTTTTATATGTTTTTTGAAGCCTACCCAATCAGCATTTTTTCCTCTTGGATTATCGATTCCAAAATGCTGTACTGCGTAGAGCAACAACTCTACCTGACTTCGGCTGTAAAGCCTACGTCCTTTTGCTGTTTTTCCAGGAATTTGATTTCCTTCAGGAGGAGCAGTACGAAACTTTGGAGTAGGAATAAATCCTCTGTTTTCCCATTGTCTAATCGTGTCTGTTTTCCTACCCAGCGCTTTAGCAACCTCCCCAACTGTATAGAAGGCTACCTTTTCTCCATTCATCTGGTAGTACGTTGCATGGAGAAATTCAAAAGGATCTTCTTTCTTATCCTGTTTTACACCGCCTCTGTTTTTGGGCGGCTTCTTACCAGGGTAATTAGGGAGATCCCCAAAAATGTCATCTAAGCCTTTAACGCCCATGTTTCTTTCTCAACATAAAACGTCTTGACTTTTTCTTGAATGTTTTCGTCATTCCAAGCAAGGCCAAGCAACTTGTCTTCGCTAAGAACTTCAACTACTTCCTTCACTGTATCCCAATGACCATTCTCTTTAGCCCATGCTTCAGCAGCACTGGAGTTAAATGATTTGGATACACGGCGTTCACGCTTGAGTTCTACATCACCAAGATCAATCCAGATATTTCCTTTTTCGTCTGGGTTGCCGTGAGCAACGAGCATCTCAGTTAGTTCTGCTTTAAGAGCATCTGTTCGCTTCTGTGTTTGATCGAGTAGTGACTTGTGGTTCTTATAGTCTTCAACTACACGCCGTGCGTGTGCTTCATCAAATTCTGATGCTGGTGTTTCTCTTACAATCTTTGCCATTTCATACCTCGCTGTTTGTTAAGAACGAAGACAGTGCGCCTAAGTTCAGTTGAAAGTTTCCCTTGTGGTCGTGACCACCATCAACGAATGCTTTGTTGATGTTTCTTTTCTCTTGCAACATCTCGTATTGCCTTTCCTCAATACTCCCCTTCATTACGAATGAGACTATGTTAACGTGCGGAAACTCAGATGACAACCTAATAATTCTGGCTTCTCGCTGGTCTAGTTTTCCAGCACTCCAAGGCAGGTCATAGGAAATCAAATAGTTAGCCACTGGTAAGTCTACTCCGTACCCACCTGCATCCGATGACAAGAACAGCCTTGTGTTTGGATCATTAGCAAATTGTTGTTTGGCCTTATCTCTAGCCATCATATCCATACCGCCCATAAACAAAACACTGTTGGTTATTTGCTTAGTCGCTTCTTGAATTAAACGAAGGTTGTTTTTAAAGAAGGAAAACAATACAACTTTATTTTTAGGATCTTCGTTTAGAACATCTTCTATGTATTGAATTACCGCATCAAGTTTTGGAGTGTTTGGATTGTCTGGGATAAGACCTTGAGCAACTACTTGAGAAGCATGCTTACTTCCTTGATCGTTGTTGTCATCCAAATATTGTGCAGCAGACAACTTGACCAGGTTTGGGTTGTCACAAAACATACGCAACGTAGTAAGTCTTGACATGATGTCACCTTGTGCTTCCATGTTGTTGCTGTTTCCGTAGTAGTGCGCCCATAGGTCAAACCCTCTACCATGTTGAGTGATTGCCTTTTGGATAGCGTTTAACAAATCAGATGCCAGTACACGGTAAGTTGATGCACCTGCTGAGTCAAAGGGAACTGGAATAAAGTGATTGATAACTTGAGGTAATTGATCTTGAATATCCTCACGAGTCTTACGGATCATCACTTCTTGCATACTCTCATTTAGAGCCTTAAGGTTTCGGTATCTGCTTGGTTTACCAAAATGATCACGCACAATAAACGTACGGTCAAATACTTCAAACTTCCCAAGCACAGTAGGGTCAACAAATTCCATGATTGAAAACAACTCTTCTGGCCTGTTCTCAATAGGCTGACCAGTCAATGCAAATCGGTAGTGAAACTTCTTACCGATGCGCTTTAGCATTCGAGAGCGCTTTGCCCTTGGTGTTTTAATAATCGTTGCTTCGTCAATAACTATTGCATCAAACTTATGCTTCTCAAAGTGAGCCATATCGTTAACCAATGACTCTGGGTTGACGATGACGTACTGTGCGCTAAGTGCGGTGCGCCATGCTTTCTTTCTACCAGCAGCCGTACCATCAATAACAACGCAACTTGAGTCCGTAAACTTGGCAATTTCTCTAGCCCACTGGTACTTCAATGAAGAAGGAACAACAACAAGAACTTTTTTAACCTCATCAGATTCCAACAAGGTTTCCATTGCTGCCAATGTGGTTACAGTTTTACCAGCACCCATGACAAGGGCTAACAACATTTGACCACGGTCAACCATCATCTCGGTTGCCTCTTCTTGAAACGGATAAAGTTTTCCCTTAAACATTTATCCACCAAGGTAATACTGATGCTTGCTTAACTGCTGTAAGAATTTCGTCCTGTGTCATTTCACCGATGTCTTTTGCGTCCGTGTGTGCGTAGTGTATATATTTTACACCATAACGGAACGATGGCAACTGTTCTGTAATACGTTTTGCAGACTCAATACCTGCCTCATCGTTATCCATAGCAATAATCAAACTGTCAGCATGCTCGGATAGAAGTCGTATCTGAGTCCTACTCACATGTGAGCCAAAAGTAGCCACCGCACTTACGCCATCCATAACAGTGTCAACTCTGACTACATCCAACGGTGACTCAACGACCATTACAACCTTTTGAGAAACTTTGTCTAGTCCAAACAATGTGTCTGACTTCTTAACACCAATTGGGTAGTTGCGAACTTTTGCTGGTTCTTTTTCTTGCCACCCAAGTAACTCACCAAGCGAGGAAACTATCGGAAGAATCCATGCTTGTTTCTTTTCGTCAAATCTGATTCCGTATTTCTTTGCAGATGCCCTATCAAGACCACGAGTCCATAACGACTGATCAGATGGGGCTGGGAAGGCACTGAACACTTTCCAATCTACTTCAGGCTTGTATGCAACCGTAGGCTCTGCGGTTAAACGATCAAGACCAGATTGAACAAGGAATGAATGAACCGCAATGATGCTGTCAGGTTCACCAGTCAACTCTGAAACAAGTGTTGACAGTGTTCCTTTAGCACCACATGAATAACAAATCCATAGACCAGTATTTGCATTAATAGACCACGATGGTGACCTATCTTCTTTACCTGTCCGTGCAGCATGCACAGGACAACATCCAGATATCTCTCGCTCACCAATTCGCTTGACGGTGACACCTAGCCGTGTCAATACGTCTGCAATATCAGTGATACCAGTTGTCCCTGTCGCTGTCATCGTCATCTCCGTCTTCTCCTACTTCCGTAAAGTCCATGTTGTTCCAGTCCCAGTTAATTCGGATTTCTCCTTGTGGGGCTGCTCGTGCGATAACCACACGAATGATTCCTTGATCTTCAATGTCTGGGTCTGACTCAACAGCAAGCACCAAGTCAGAGTCTTGGGCAAATGATGAGGTGTAACCAATCGAGTCAACAGTAACTCGGCGTGATTTCTTGTTACCTAACTTCCATGAAAGAACCTGCGTAGTTCCAATGATTGGAATATCAGCAGTCTGTGCAAGCCGTTTTAAACTACGGGTAATGTTAGTTAGTGCTTGTGGAGATCCTTTAGGTTCTCCGTTTTCATCATCCATTAGGTACACACCGTCAACAAACAGAATGTCAGGTTTATACTCCTGCAATTTTGCAGCAATTGAACTTACAGTAGTAAGTGATGAGGTGTCCTCAGTAATGATAAATGGGTGCATGTTTTTACGCATGCGTAGAGTGTTGCGAACCTTTTCAAACTCCAGGTCGGAAAGGTTTGCTCGCAGAATGTTGCTATACGGAACCTTGGCAACAATCGCATCGTATCGTGCTGCTTGTTCTTCGGCTGACATTTCAAACGAAACAAACAGTGGTCGCTTACCGTGAAGGTGAGCAGCGTTTGCCATCATCAATGTCATCAATGACTTACCTTTCTTTGCTTCACCAACAAAGGTAATCAACTGCTGTGGCCTAAACCCTGAAGTGATTCTGTCAAGACCATTGATGCCCGTAGGAATACCACGAATTGCGTTTGGCATTTTTCGTAGTTCGTCATACTTTTCTAGACGTGCTTCCCATGTTTCAATAAGGTTTACATCTCGCAAGCGAGCAACATCTGCCCCAGCCTTTTGTACACCTGCGGAAAGTAGTTTAAATGCTTCACTAGTGTTACCAGCATTAAGCGCAGGCATTGCGGCTGACATTGCTTCGACAAGATTTCGTTGTCGGTAAGACGCAAACATCTCATCAACAAGAGCACTAAACGGTTCTGACTTGGCATCAAGAACTTTGATGTCACCAAACTCCATGTTGATTGCACGGTCAGTTGGTACTGATCCATGAGTGCGCCAGTAACTAATCAACCATGTCCAAACAGTTCCCCACTCTTTAGTGAAGTGGTCTGACTTAACACCATGCTTAAGCGGATAACTAATGTCCTGCTCTTGAATTACTTTGCTAATTAAAAGTTGTTCTGAACTAGCCATCAGACAGTCCACGCAGTCTTTGGTGAAACTACGGTAGCCCTGAACCCAATCATTTTGTAGTGCTCTTGATCTGCAACATAAACTTTGGTAATACCACGGTTGATGTTGAGGTCGTAAACAAGTTCTTTGATGTCTTGATATGCAACCACGTTTGTTGAAATCCCCTTCTTGATTAACCACCTGTCTATCGCATCAGCGACTTGAGGTGGAAGCAGTGTATAAACCTCTGTACCTATTCCCAACCTGTTTACTGCGTCACTCAAAGATTTTATGGGAAGAGTATTTGGTTCCCACATACGTAGGTATTGATCCCACTTCTCTGATCTTAAAAAGTAATTTGCTTTGACCTTTGCAATACCCTCTGGAGGAGAGGCAAGCACCCCCTCAAACATAGTTGCTTGAGATTTACTGGTGAAAG